TATGCAGATTTAACGGACGTTATTTCTGCCACATTCTTCTGGGCATAAGGAGCCGAATCATGATGAAGATGAACAAGAAGCGCAAGAAGTCGGGCATGTCGATGAATAAAGGCGTGAAGCTGGCCAAGTCCACCAAAATGGGCATGGAAGGCGACGACATGTATGAAATGGACGCTATGCCCATGAAAAAAATGGGCGGCGGCATGATGGGCTATGCAGCGGGGGGCGCTGTTAGCCCACGCAAAAAAATGGCAATGGGTTATGCCAGCGGCGGCATGGTTCAGTCGCGTGGCAATGGCGCTGCGCGCGGCAAGAAGACTCGCATTTGCTAAATCATGCCTCGCAAGCGCGAAAAACCGATTGCAACTTCGGTCAAGTCAGGCAATTTTCGCCCGACTAAGTCCGGGGCGGGTATGACGGAGCAAGGCGTAAAAGCCTACCGTCGTGCCAACCCCGGCAGCAAGCTGAAGACTGCGGTTACTGAAGACAATCCTTCTCCCGCGCGCGCGTCGAGAAGGAAGTCTTATTGCGCTCGTAGTGAAGGCCAGATGAAGCAATTTCCAAAGGCGGCGGCTGATCCAAATAGCCGCTTGAGACAAGCCCGTAAACGGTGGAAATGCTGAGATGGAAGTCATGGTATGGAATACAGTACTTTCAGTATTGCTCGGGTTAGTGAGCTGGATACTGAAAGAAAAATCAGCCGAGGTCCATCGGCTGCAAGTGCTTCTAAATCGCACTCGTGAAGAGATTGCGAAAGAATATGTCACCAAGGCGGAAGTTCATGCGGACATCAATCGAGTATTAGATCGTCTTGACCGATTAGACGTAAAACTAGACCGTTTAATGGAGATCAGAAATGCCAGCTAAAAGTGCAAAGCAGAAGAAATTAATGGATGCGGCGGCGCATAATCCGGCTTTTGCGAAAAAGGTTGGCATTCCGACAAAGGTTGCTAAGAAATTTAGCAAGACCAGTAAGGGCATGAAGTTTGGCAGTGGCGGTTCTATCAATCGTGTAGGCGATGCAGTAACTCCAGATCGTCGTGATCCGGATATCGGCAAGATGATTAAAGAGACGAAGCCACCCAGTGTTAAACACAGCGGCAAGGCGGGGTTGAATCAGAAGAAATTCAGTGCGTCAAAAGGCCAGCGCTACAAATCTGGCGGCGCTGTTTGCAAATAAGGAGAGAAACATGGCTGGTTTTGACCTTGCTAAAAAAGCACTTAAAAGACTTGGAGATTCAATAACGGCCCCTCAAAAAGCCGCTCAAGCCGCTCAAGCTGCTCAAGCCCAAGCATTAGCAGCTGCTTCGGCGAAAAAACAAAGAGAACAACAGGCCCAAGCCGAGTACACAGCAAAACTGCAACGAACAGCGCGCCCTACTGTGGGCATGAAAAAAGGCGGGGCAGTGAAGAAAAAAGTAGCGGCTAAGAAAACTGCGGCTAGAAAATCCAAATAAGGAGATAGATATGCCAAAGACTTACACTGCAACTGCATCTGGTCCTGCTAACCCGAATGCTGTTGTTCCTAAAAAAGGTTTTTTTTCATTAGCAACGGCTCCCTTAGCTGAAGTAGCAAGGTCCGTAATAGATAAAGAAGGCGCTTCAAGGGCTCTAGCTGCAAGGAAGAAAAAACAACAAGATGAAAATCTTAGCTACAAAGAAAAATTGATAGCGGCCGCACGTGCTCCTGCTGGTATGAAAAAAGGCGGCGCAGTGAAGAAAAAAGTAACAGTTAAAGCCAAACCTGTAGTGAAGGCAAAAGCTAGGAAGAAATAACCTATGGCTACCTCAGGGACAACCACCTTCAACTTAGAGTTTGATGAGCTAATTGAAGAGGCGTATGAGCGGTGCGGTCTAGAGGATCGTACCGGTTATGACATGCGTACTGCGCGCAGGTCATTGAACTTGTTGTTCCTTGAATGGGCTAACCGAGGGTTAAACCTTTGGACAATTGAGCAGCGGCAAGTGTCCATGGTGTTTGGGCAAGCTGAATACACGCTCCCTGCCGATACCGTCAATGTACTGTCTGCGGTTATCCGCACAGGCACTGGTCAGAACCAGCAAGACATTACTATTGATCGAATCAGCCAGAACGAATACTTGCATTTGCCTGACAAGAATACGCAAGCCCGTCCTGCTCAGTATTACGTTCAACGTACAAGTTCACCAAAGCTGTTTGTCTACCCCGCGCCAGACAACAGTGAGCCCTACATTTTTCGCTACTACGCCGTCCGTCGAATCGAGGATGTAGGGGCATATACCAATACGTCTGATGTTGTATTTCGATTCTTGCCATGTTTGGCGGCAGGTCTTGCCTATTACATTGCATTGAAGAAAGCACCAGATCGCGTAGTTGTGTTGAAACAGTTGTATGAGGAAGAGTTTGCGAGGGCGGCACAGGAAGATAGAGACATTGCGAGTGTCTATCTAACGCCTGATTTGGGGTACTAATATGGCTGGCTATGCAGTTGGAAGATACTCGTTAGCCATATGTGACCAGTGTGGTCAGCGGTATCCCTACAAAGTGTTAAAAAAGGAATGGACGGGATTTAAGGTTTGCCCGGAGTGCTATGAACCAAAGCACCCGCAGTTGGAACCAAAACGGGGGATTAACGAGCCGATTGCTATTTATGATCCTCGGCCGGATGTTATTTCTACCGTTACCGTATCGGTTTGGCAGGGAGGAGATTCGACATTTGCTTCAATAGGAATGCAACCGGCCCCAGTGGCTGCGCCATTGACTGCAAGTGGTATTTTATCTCCAGTGACCATAGTGATTTCGTGAGTGCTATAGATGGCCATTACTCAAACGTGGACGACCAGCTTTAAGGAGCAAGTACTCCTTGGGCAGCATGATCTTGAGACGGATGTCTTAAAGATCGCTTTGTACACGTCGCTGGCCAATTTAGGGCCTTCCACAACTGTATATACAACAACCGACGAAGTTGTAGGAACGGGGTATACGGCGGGTGGAGAAACACTAGTTAATGTAACTGTTTCTTCTGGAAATGACATTGCCTACGTTAGTTTTGATAATCCATCGTGGGCGGGAACCTCGTTTACTACTAGAGGCGCATTAATTTATAACAGCAGTAACGCGAACAAAGCGATGTTTGTGTTGGATTTTGGAAGAAATCAAACAACAAATAACGAGAACTTTGTCATTAGTTTGCCAGCGGATAACCCGACGTTTGCGTTGATTAGACTAGTCTGAGGTAGCCGTGACATACAACGAACTTTTTATCGCTATCAAGAACTACCTGCAAAACGACTTCCCAGCCAACACTTGGACAAGCGTTTCTGGCACTGGCACGAGTGAATCTGGTCCTACGCAACAGATAAACACCTTTATTCGTCAAGCAGAAAAACGTGTTTATAACACCGTTCAAATACCCTCTCTTCGCAAAAATGTCACGGGTATAACTACGAACGGCAACAGTTACTTGTCATGCCCTTCTGACTTCTTGTCGGTATTTTCGATGGCTGTGATAAGTAATACAGGGACCTATACTTACTTACTCAACAAGGATGTTAATTACATTCGAGAGGTTTACCCAACGGCCGCAACAAGTGGTGTTCCAAAATACTACGCTTTGTTTGGGCCAACTGTGGCTTCTAGCACAATTACAGATGAATTGAGCTTTTTGTTGGGCCCTACCCCTAATGCGGCGTATAGCGTAGAACTGCATTACTACTACTATCCAGAATCAATTATCCAACGGCCTATTCTTACTTTTGGCGCGATCACAGCGGGGTCTGGATATACAAACGGGACGTATTTTGAAGTGCCGCTTACGAATGGAACTGGGGGTGGTGCTACCGCAGACATTGTGGTGTCAGGCGGGGGCGTTACTTCTGTGGCAATAGTAGACGGTGGTGCTAATTATGTGGTGGGGGATACGGTATCTGCTACGCTTCCCGGCGGTACTGCATTTACTGTTCCTGTAGCCAGTGTGGGTAATACCAATGGCAGGACTTGGCTAGGCGACACATATTCTCCTGCGCTGCTGTATGGGGCGCTGGTAGAGGGGTACATTTATATGAAGGGCGAACAGGACATGATGGCGTACTATGAGAAGAAGTTCATGGACGCTCTGTCTCAGCTTAATCGTCTTGGTACAGGGCTTGAACGTGGCGATGCTTATCGCGATGGCCAAGCAAAAATTAGAGTCAATCCGTAATCGTAAAAGGAGTGATCATGCCTACAGCAAAATCGCAAATGGGGGAGACAGTCCACGCTGGCCTTGGAAGGCTCTCGACCAGCGATGGGCGTGTCAAGTTTGGTGGGGTATTCAATGTCAAATGTTTTGATGTTGATGGTAATTTGAAGTGGGAAGATACTTTCCACAATCTCGTTGTTAATGAAGGACTACAAGACTTAAACACTAAATACTTTAAGGCATCCGGCTACACCGCTGCTTGGTATCTCGGCTTAGTAACAGGTCCCGGTTCGGGTACGGTATATGCCCCGGGCGATACGCTGGCTTCTCATATTGGCTGGACTGAAGACACCAACTATTCTGGTAGCCGTAAATCGGTGACGTTTGGAACAGCGACTTTGGCTGATCCGTCTGTTATTGACAACTCGGCAAGCCCTGCGGTGTTCAACATCAATAACACAACGACAGTTGCGGGTGCGTTTTTGGCAACCGTTGCTTCGGGTACGTCGGGCATCTTGTTCTCCGAAGGCGACTTTACAGGCGGCGACAAGCTTGTGGCGAACGGCGACACCCTGAACGTAACTTATACCTTCTCGGCAGATGCCGTTTAATTGAGGAGCAGTAATGGCGACTACGTTTAAAAAAGGCGATGTCGTAAAGCTATTGATTACGGTTCCTCAAGGTCCCGTAGAAGCTTTGCGAATGGATGAGGACGGTAATGTCCAGTATTTAGTTGCTTGGACAGATGCGGATGGCGTAGCTCATACTCGTTGGTTTGATGAGGCACAACTGACCGCTGTATAAAAGGATGAAGGCGCATGTTGTATGGCATTACAGCTTTTTCACAAGCGCCTTTTTCCACGCTCCCCGGTGGCGCACAGATAGTCTTTGCCACTGTTTCAGAAGAAGTTAATTTTGCCTCTTCCCAAGCCGCATTCTTTGTTGTCGATGTAACGAGAAGCGAAGAGATAGATGTTTCTTCTATCGTCAATGCAGTATCTACAATAGTCTCTTTCGTAAGCGAAGAAATAGACACTAGTAGTACTGTCTCTGTACAAGTTGTTTTTGATGGCCAAATTGACGAAGATGTTCAATTTGATGCCTCTTTATCGGCCCTTCAGACAGCATTAGCCTCAGTACTGGAGGAGGCAGATTTTAGTGTCGTTAATTCTGCGCAAGCCGATGTTGTCGCTGCCACGAATGAATCCGCGACTTTCAACGACAACTTGACTAGGCTTTTAACCGCTAATGGAAATATTTCGGAAGAAGGTCATTTCTCTTCTATAGAAACAGGAAGTATTCCTTCACAGGGTATTTTATCCGACGCTATAGAAGCGTATGACTTAAATATCACTTCAAGTCTTTTGATTAGTGTTGTTGAAGATCGCGTGGAAATGCTCGTCGATCAAAATTCGACGCTAACGGTTTTTAGGTCCGTTAATGAAGAGGTAGATACGAGCACTACAGAGTCGGCTCAAGCTGATTTTGTGTCGTCAGTTTTGGAAGAAGCTGATTTGTCTGGGCTATCGTCTGCACAAGCTGATTTTTCTGCTGATATTGATGAAGATGCCCAATTTTATGACACAAGCACAGGAACTCAAACAGCTTTCGCCCAACGTGCTGAAACTGTAATGGTTGTAGATCAAGGATCTTCTACTGCTGTATTTCTTAAGGCGCTATTAGAAGCTATCAGTGTTAGTGAGAACCAAACGGGGGATGTTCTTTTTGGGACAAACATCGATGAAGATATTCAGCTAGACGCATTTTTATCTTCAACGGCTATTTATCCGGTAGCACAATCCGAAGCAGTTCGATTGTCTGCGGTATTTAATCGATCTATTCTTTTCTCGGCGACAATTCTTGAGTCCTCCCGACTTCAAGACACCGCATTTAGTCGCTTCCTTTGGGAGCTTATAAACGATAGCCAAACCCCGGATTGGCAGGACATCAACAGCAATACTTCTCCGGCGTGGGGGGAGGTGGAGAACAATCAGCCCGGAAATTGGCAGACGGTAGAGGCAAATACCGCATCAAATTGGGGGGAGGTAAATACGGCACAGGGAGGCACTTGGCAAGAGATTGATACCAATACCAATCCCGGCTGGAGCACCGCCGAAAATAATCAATCAGGCACGTGGCAAGAAGTTAGTACCAATACTGCCCCCGGATGGGGCACAATAGAGAATAACCAGCCGGAAAACTGGCAAAACATAGACAGCAGTACCTTGCCAAATTGGGACCCGGAAGAAACGGAAGAGCCCGGAGATTGGCAGGTAAACAATACCGTATGAGGCAATTATGGCGTTTATTGTTGCAGACCGTGTAAAAGAGTCCACAACCACTGTTGGTACGGGGCCTATCACTCTTGCTGGGACCAGCGCGGGATTTCAAGCGTTTAGTGCCGCTTTAGCTATAAATGACACAACGTATTATGCGATTGTCGGTCAGGGCACAAACGAATGGGAAGTAGGTCTTGGGACATTAACAGGGGCTACAACCCTTGCTCGTACCACGGTTTACGCATCAACAAACGCTAACGCGCTTGTCAATTTTTCGGCAGGGATAAAAGAAGTATTTTTAACATACCCTGCAAAGAGATCAGTAAACAAAGAGCAGATGGGGGCTAGTGCAGGATTACTAGCGTGGAATCCAGCGGGGGATGGGACATTTACTCCGCGCACACTCTCCGCTACTTACAGCCAAGGTCCCGGTATTGACGGGGTAATAAATGTTAGTAATGGCAATGGCGCATCTGGTAATCCAACGGTAAACGGGGTTTTTACTAATAGCGGAATTGTTCGGGCTAATAGCCGTCAACGCACGTTAGAGTTTAATACGTGGCAAAAGCCTCAGTATTGGAATATTTATGGAGAAGGGACCGGGTATTCGCCTTGGACTAATGCCGGTACAACCAATAATGGAACTCTTTTTACTTTGCAAAAAGGCGGGGGATTTAACAACACCGATACGCCTGATAACTATTATTGGGACAGAAACGCACAAACTAGCGATAGCGCAAACTATAACTTCTATGCTGTTGTTGGGTTTCCAAGAGCCTCTACGGATAGAAACAATTTTCTTCGAAACTACTACTACATAGGCGATCAAACTAACGGGGGTCGTTGGTATCAACGTGAATTGTTACACATGGCGGAGACAAATTGGCCCACTACCGCTAGGAACGTAAGATCAACATCTGAGCTTGTGCTGGGGCTAAATTATGTAGACCCAACAGAAGACACTTTTGCAGACGGTAATTCGTATAACTATGCTGTTGCATTTGCGGGGGATGCAAGCCAAAACCCAACCGGTACGCGAGTAACAGGCCAGTTCCTTATTACAGGAACAATAGCTACGCCGACAATCCTATCTGTGTCTGTTGTTTCAACATCAGAGGTGTACATACGAATTAACGGCGAAAGATTTCATCTCTCGTATTGGTCAGCAGATAACACGGTTTCCGGGACACTGACAGGCGGCGGCTACGGCGCCCAAGAAGTCACGCTTACTTTTGGCGGCACCACCACGCTCTATTACAACTATTGGACTGAAGGGGACATTTCTAGCAGAACTTTTGTCCATGTATACAACAACAACACTGCTACCGCATATTGGACATGGCAGCTAGGTGAAGATCGAGGCGGTACAGTTTGGCGTGTCTACGCCCTATCTGCTAACAGAGCATCGTGGGTAGGCGGTATACCGTTTGTTGATACTGGGGCAGGTGGTGCCGTAGAGTTTCCATCAGCAAGACTGCAACGTATATTCTCTACCAAGTCAATGTCACTTCCATTGACAACGGACAGCAAGGCGCGAGGCTTTTCTATCCAAGCGAGGTTCAGAGTCGATGACATTACTACTGTAAACCAGAACGTGTTTTGGGTTGCCAGTAGTGCAGCGGCAGCTAACGGAATAAAAGTAATCGTTAACGAAGGTGGCGTAGATAGACGTTTGTCTGTCACGTTGGCAACGACTGCCCCCGCTGCAATTGTCACGGCTCTCCGTGTATGGCAGTTTAACGATATTAACGAGTGGATCATACTTACGTGGGTATGGAATCCGTTAGATACGGCATTCCCCGGTAGGTTGTACTGTAACGGGGTAATGTGCTTTAAAACAGCAAGTAATCCGTTTGGAGCTACGACTGCTTGGTGGAATGTTGGTTCTACGTCAAACGGAACGGTAAACGGCTTTACTGGCTATTTTGCATACCTTACGTGTGTACCAGAAGTGTGGGGCGCATATGTGCCGCAGGGCACCTGCCTCATTGATGTCGATCCGGGGGACCCTACGTGGGTAAACGCAGGTAATAACAGCGGACAAGATATCACTTTCTCTTCCAGAAACAACTTCGGATTCCGTGGGTATTTGCGCGGTTCAAGTTGGGGCGTTGGCGCAAATATTAGGAACGACTTTAGTTATTACTTTGATGGCCCGCCCGTAGGTAGCGCAGCAGAAAGTTTCACGCTTACTGGAGATTCAGTAAACGGGTCTTCTACTATTACTTTGAGTAGAGCAACTAGCGGCTTCAACAGGAACCCCGGATATTTTTTAATAACAGGACCCGGCATACCGACGACAACAAACGTCTACACAACATACATATATTTTGGGCAAAAGACGTTTGATTTAACCGATAGAGCTGGTTTTGTTAACGCTACATCCACCGCAAATGGTACGACATTTACGTTTGTGCGGGTTAACTCATACACTTCGTACCTAAACCAACCCGGAAATGCGATCAACGTCGCTAAGTCGAACAACATATCAGCCGTTTTCACAAACGAGCTTGCTGGTATTAATGCTTCAACAGAAACAACTACCTGTGCGTTTCCCACATTGACTTTTACATCTGCGGCAGATGCAGGGATTAACGATTACTACACAACGCAAAATAGTGTGGCAAATAACACGGCTGTCAGAAACATACAAAACGCTTTAGCTATCGGTAAGGTATATACAGCGTCTGGAACGGGGCTTACTGCAACTAGCGCCACGATAGACAACGCAAGGGTAATTAGTGTTGCTTGGGATAACTTTGGTACGGGTTTGCATTACATCCAATTAAGTCGAAACAGAGATGCTGCTGCAACGGCAGGGGCAACGATTACTTTACGGTTTGTCCCTAACCCATCTTGTACGTTCTACGACTTTGAGTTGCTTGGCGGGGACAGCGCTAAGACGAACGACGATACCGTTGAGATTTATGGCTATTCGCCTGACGCAGCTTGGTTTTCATCCTCCCTCGGCGGCGGCGGAGGAACGGGAAATGCTAAAGCAATGATGGCTCGAGCTGGTATTGGGCAGTGGCGTTTTATCCGTATTGCACCCCCCGGCTGTATTTATGACTCTGGGGTATTTAGAGCTACAGCGTCAACATTCGTCAGAAGAATGTATCTCGGTTATGGGTGTATTGGGTATCTGATTAATTACGGTACAACTGGAGATTACAATCTATCTACAGTAACCCCGATTGTAACTACTATAGCGTGGGCGGCATCCGGCTTAAACTCTGACGGTATAAATATAGCGGTGACTGCGGGTACGCACTATCGAATAGTGATTCTTCCGTTTAACCCAACACTTGTTGGCGACTATTACACGGGGCAGTTCTAATATGATACTTGTCAATGTTCCTACGTATGTTAGCCACGAAGACCTTGGCTTTATCTACTCTGGCGACAAGCTGCATCGAGATGACTATGACGTTACGTCAAACATGCACCCATTTGACGGGAACTCTTACCGCTACGTACCAGAAACAGAAAGCTGGGAACTGAATTTAGATGCTGTCTGGGTAGAGGTTCGGGAAGAACGGAATAATAGAATTGAAGCTTTCAGGTGGAAAATTGACCGGCAACGGGACTTGATTGATTTGGGTCTTGCTGACCCCGCTACGCTAACTCCATTGTTGCAATATGTACAAGCTTTGCGGGACATTCCCCAGACAAACACTGACCCCTTGGCAGTTGTTTTCCCTGACGAACCTGCTATCGTATAGTTAACAAGTAAGGACTTATCATGCCAACTACCTACAACAATAGCCTACGGATTGCGGAGATTGGTACCGGCGAACAGGCGGGTACATGGGGCACCACAACTAATTACAATCTGGCAACACTTCTCACCGAAGCCATTACGGGCGTGAAGACTATTGCCATCACAGGAACCCCGCAAGCTATCTCCGCAGCTGAGGGGTTGACCGACGACGCGCGGCAAGCAGTGCTGCTTCTTACGGGTTCGCCGGGTACGGCTTTTACGCTGCTTCCACCGCCTACCAACAAAGTATATGTCATCAGAAATGATACAAACCAGACGGCGACCATTGCAGTATCCACCGGACTTAACTCAACATCTCTCAGTGGCGGGTCTACAGTAGCTATACCTGCGGGTAGAACTTCAACAGTATTTTGCCGGTATAACGGCACAACATGGGATGCCGCAAGCGGGTTTAACTTTGTCCCCGGTACGGGTAGCTTGGGCTTGCCGGTAGGTACCACTGCGCAGCAGTCAGGTGGGCAAGGCAGCATTCGATACAACACATCACTGTCCCGATTTGAAGGCAATAACGGTGTTATTTGGGGTGGTTTGGGTGGTGCAGAAGCAGGTGGCGCAATTGTCATTAACAGAACCACGGCGACGGACAGCTACACCATTGCTGTTGGAGAAAATGGATTTAGCGTAGGGCCGGTAAGTATCGCTTCTGGTATCACGATTACGGTTGCTACTGGTCAGCGTTGGTTAGTTCTGTAAGGAGCAAAGAATGGCAATCACTATTAACGGCGACGGCTTGATCGATATTGGGGGCACAACCTCCACGCAGGGTCGCGTGCGTCTGGCAGAAGATGTAGATAACGGCACTAACTATGTGGAGCTAACCGCTCCTGCTTCTGTTGCAGCTAACAGAACAATCACATTTCCTGATGCAACTACGACGGTTGTTGGCACAGATGCTACGCAGACGCTAACGAATAAGACGTTAACCAGCCCGACAATTAATGGCGGCACAGTGAGCAGTGCAACCGTGACTAGCTCAACCTTGACTAGTCCGACGATAGGCGGCACGCCGGTAGTGAGCGGCAGTTTAATTGTATCGGGTACGCCTATAACTGTATCAGGGACGGCACCGACTATTTCAGGCATCCCATCATGGGCTAAACGAGTTGTTTTGTTACTTGCGCAAGTTAGTACTAACGGTGCCAATGGTCTTGGAGTTCGTCTAGGTACATCCTCTGGAATTGACAGCACAACGACGTACAACAACCTAAACCATATACTTGGTGCAAGCGGGGTAGATAGATACGGAACCGCAACTGGTGCGCCTTACAATAGTATTTTTTCAATTTCAGCAGGAACGTCTTTTACATCCGCAGGCATGTTTTTTAACGGGCAGCTTACATTTTCATTGATTGACACGAACCTTTGGGTAGTGTCTGGTGTGGTTTCAACAGGAAATGTTGCCGGTTCGATGTATACATTCTTGTCAACTGGGTCGAAATCATTAAGTTCAGCTCTTACACAAATACAACTAACTACTACCACCGGTGTAGACCAGTTTGATGCTGGCACCATAAACATCATTTACGAATAACGGAGTACCACGATGAGCAAGATTGCATTAGCTGGTAACGCAAGTGGTACGGGTACGATCACACTCGAAAGCCCAAATACCAACACTGATTTCACCATCAACTTACC